TTGATAACGCATTTGCTGCTCTGCGTTTTGCAAACCCAATTCGCGAAATGTCGCGTGTTATTTCTGCATCTAATACTTCAAGCGTTCAGTTTGTTGCTAAGACAGGTAATGCGGCAAATCAAACAAACCCATTTGGTTACACATTTACTCCAGACAGTGGTACACCAAACACCAACACAAGCATTTGGCAATTGCCTACGCGAGTGATTTCGGCTCAATTGCCTGTTCGTTCTGCTGTGTTATCTGATGTAAATTATTTGAACGAAACCCTCGTTGAAGACCTTATGCTGGAATTCGCCCAGATTGAGGGCGCTTCAATGGTGTTAAATAATGACCAAGCTGGCTCTACTACTACTGTTAACGGTGGCACAAGTGGCTTGCGCGGTTTAAATATGTACACAAGTGCTGCGGCATCTGCATACGGTTCTAGCGGCACTGCAATCACCAATGGTATCCATTCAATTGCGACATATACACAAGCCGCAGCAGCAGTCACATATTCTGACATTACAGATATGACTCGTTTATTCCCTGCTCAGTATTGGAACTTGCCCGGTACAGCATGGATGATGCACCCACAAACAATTCACGAATTGCGTAACCTTGGCCCCGGTACAGCCGCAATCAGAGAGTTTCCTGAAGTTGGCAGTGATGAGGGCGGTGCAATTAAAAATATATTTGGTTTCCCTGTGATTGCTAACCCAAATATGCAAACTACAGGCGCTGGCAAATTTAACATTTATTTGGCTAACTGGCCTAGATTTGTAACTATTGCCGATGTCGAAGAAATGACCATTCAAGCAATGGAACAGACATCTCCCGGATTTATAACTCTATACGCTGAAAAACGATTGGTCAGCACAGTGCGCGACCCGTTTGCTGGCATTCGTTTAGTTGGTGTGTAATGAGCGCCATAGATTATCAATACGGTACGCCCTATGCGGCAGTTACACGCAATCCGTTTAACTATGCAAAGTTTGAGCAGATTGACCGCGATAGTTCTACACCTTGGCTGACATTAGAAGAAATTACCCAGCAATTAAATTTGGTGGATGATGAAAGCCAAGACACCTATTTGACGGGCTTAGAACTGGCTACAAGGCAAGCAATTGAGGACTTCCTAGGGCTGAGTATCTTTTCTGTGTCTTATCGCGTCTGGTACGGCACAGAAAGCCTTGCCGCATCTCCTGTTTGCTTTGACTTACCTGAAGTTAGCCAAAACTTTTATCCAAATCAAGCTGCGGTAATTGTTAATTCTGTTGGTTATTGGAATGACAGCTTTCCACCTGTTTTTACAACAGTAACAAGCACAAATTATTTTTATGATAATTCGGGCAACAAAGTTATTGTTAACAGTCTGCCAACAGAAATTAACACGGTAATGACGGCGCCGATTGTGATTGATTACTCAACTGTGTCTAATCCAATTTCTGCCTATCCTGTTATTAAACAGGCTGGACTTTTATTGTTGACGCATTTGTACAACAATCGCAGTGATACAACCGAAACCAAGCTAAAAACCATTCCTTTTGGTGTTCAAGCTCTTTTGCGTCCATACAAACCATTGGTGATGTAAATGGCAATTGCACGGTTTGAAAAAATCACAATCAATAATCTGACTTTTAATAGTTCAGATTTTGGTGAGCAATCAACCACTCAAACTAAATGGTTTGATACTCGCGCTCGTGTTCAATCCGTTACAAACAGCTTAAAGATTGCTGACAAATATCGTTTGTATCAAGATTTGGTAAATTTCACTTTGAACTACACACCAAATACTCGGACAATGGTTAACAGCCAAAATCTGTATTCAATTACATGGCGTGGTAATGATTGGCGAATTGACAATATCCGCGAATCAGATGACCGCATGAATGTAATGATTTTGTGCTACCGTACTGACCCTGTAACGGCTGTATAAATGACAACACAACAAAATCCCGTCCAATACGCCAAAGCGATTCAATATCAGCTTGCCAGTATTGTTACGCCTGTGCCTGTCTATGCTGCGTTCAATCGTAACTTTGCGACACAGCCTAAATTTATTACATGGATGCTCAGAAATGTTCACCAACCCGTATATACAGGCTCTTACCAATCGGTTAAAGGTATTGACCGACCGACTTTCCAAATTTCTATTTTCACGCAACAAATAGAAGATGGCTTTACAATTTCCAACCAAATCTTACAATCTCTTCATGGATTTAGCGGATTATTTGGCGGAGTAACAAATGGCTTTCAGGTTTCTAAAGCTGATGTTTTCTGGCTGTATAACTCGTACAATAACGATGAAAAGCTTGCCCAGATTTTTTTGGATTGCACTCTAGACATCCCAACATAAGATACGATTAATTCAACTCTTTTAAAGGAAACTTAAAATGGCTTTACCAACCAAAATTTTGCCCGGCTTTAGTGCAACACTATATGCACAGCCTAGCGCCACTCCAACACCTTTGACAATTGCAAACTTGTCGACTTATGCCAGCGTTTCTGCTTTGGCAATTTCTGGCAATTTAGTTCCAGTGGAAGCAATCCCTGCTTTTGGTCAAGATGATGCAGTTGCATCTTTCTCTGTTGCTGGCTCACGCCAATCGGACAAGATTCCTGTGCAATCTGCTCCTACCAGCATGACCATCACAGCAGCTTGGAATCCTTCAGACACCGTTCTGTTGTTGCTCCGTGCTGATGCTTATAACGGCACTATTGACCGCACTTTCGTTATTTCTGCCACTGATGGCACTGGTATCGTTAACTATGCGTTTAATGGTCGCGTTAGTCAGTGGACTATTGATTCAGCCCCCGGTGCTGAAGCCAAGGCTACATTTACTATCCATCCCCGCGGCAATCAATACGGCTGGTCTGCCAGCACCTAATCATGTCCCTTAAAGACGCGATTACTTTATTGACTAGCACTTACCTGCCTCTTGACCTTGCGGTCAGGGGCATGGAGTTAGATGCAAAAGAAGTGGCTGATGCTTTGGCAAAAGCTACTCCTGATACAGAAGAAGCTACAGTCCTAGCTTTTTTGGCTGAATGCTTTCCATATAAGCCAACCAAAACCGTTATTAAACCAACAGAATAAAACATGACTACAACAATACAAGATACAAATGACCTTTTGAGTTTCCTAGTAACCCAATCCGAATCTAGCAAGAATTGGTTTGGGTTTACTCAGCAACGTATTACGTCAATTAATTTGGCGCATGAAATTGCTAAAAGACATGCAGATAAAATGACTCCATCAGAGGCGGTGCAATATGCCATTGATGTTAATGAAGCCATTTACCACAAGATAGTTAAAGTTAGATAAGGAAAAGACATGACACGACTCTCAAGCGCCTTTGGCGACCATTACCAATCACAAGCATTGCGTACAAAAACTTTTGAACTGGGTGGACACACATTTAAAGTTCGTGTTCCTCTAACAAGAGAAATGGAATTAATCCAAGAGCGCATTGAAAAGATTAATGAATCTGACTACCAAACCAGATTTGAAAAAATGACAACATCATTCAAGGATAGCACTGCACTTGAAGGTATTGTTGTTACAGATGATGATGTGATTATTGAAGGCCGGTCCACACGGGAACTGGTTAAGTCCATCATGCAAATGGAAAACCGCACGGTTGAATACATTAAATTAATTGTTCCTGAGAATGGCAATCTTGACGACATTACTTACAAAGAAATTGATGAAGAGTGGCCCTTCCAAGTTCAATTGGAAATTCTGAACAAGATTTCAGAAGCCATTCAGCCCGGATATAAGGATTCCAGAAAAAACTAATTCAGGACATTCGCTTCCAAGCCAGAGCGTATATTTATGCTCACGGTGGATGTCCTGACGAAGTTCCTACGGATGACATGCGAAATATAGAGGTTATGCTGTCTGATGGCATGCTTGGGAATAAAGCTATTTTATTGGCTTTAAGCGCCTTGACTACAGGCAACTTAAACTCGAAAATAGCTAAGACAGCACAGCCTTTTAAAATGAAAGATGTTTTGCCGTCAACGCATGAGTATATTGTCCCGCCATTGAGCGAAGAAGACAAGAAAGCAGAAGCTAATAAACGATTCATGGCTTTCTTGAAAACTAGACCGGGTGCGGAGGACTTTTTGAAAGACTGAAATGGCCTATGTCCCACAAAAGCTAACCTTTGAATTAGAAGGGTTTGCAGAATTTGAGCAACAGTTAAAAGAAATAGCTCAAGGCTTTCGTGGTGATTTAGTAGCGCGAAATACACTTGTACCATCTGCCAAAATTGCAATGGAGTCTGTTTATCACTCCGCAATATCTAGAGCGCCTGTAGGTGACAAACCTAGAGATGACAAAAACCCTTTTCACATGCGAGACACCATTCGCTTGGACGCTCGTATTCCTAACGAAAGGGATAAACGAAGCGAATATGTTAATGAAACCGATGCGGCTATTGCGGTGGTTTCTGTCAAGAAAAGTGCCGTTTCACTAGCTCAAGAATTTGGCACTTCTAAAATTTCAGGTAAACCTTTTTTGCGTATAGCTTTAGAGCAAAATGGTGGAGAGGTATTAACTGTTTTAAAATCTCAATTAGCTTCACGCATACCAGATTACGCAGCAAAGCTGGCTAGAAAGAGGAAATAATGGCTTCACAAAATATTGCTCGATTGGGTGTTGTACTTGGGCTAGACACTGCTGAATTTACTGCTTCTATTGACAAAGCTATTTCAGAAAATGCCAAGCTGAAAAATGCTATTCGCAGAGATACTAATGCTGCTGCTGGCGAGCTTATTAATCTGAAAAATGCCACAGATGACTACGGTAAAACACTTACCAAAGTTCAAATGATGGAGCGTGAAACAACTTCTGGTCGCTTTATGAATGCGACTAAGGAGATGAAGGCGCAGTTACTTGAAAAAGCCAAAGCTTATGATGCTGTAGCAAACGCAGCAAACAATGCTACTGCTGCTGAATTCAAAATGAATGCACAGCAGAAGCTGGGTTTGACATATCAGACAACCGACCTTATTACTTCTCTTGCTGCTGGACAGAATCCATTTATTGTATTGTTACAACAGGGTGGTCAGTTAAAAGACCAGATGGGTGGCCTTGGCAATATGTTTAAAGCCATTGGCACTATCCTTACGCCAATGCGATTGGCTATTGGCGGCGTTACCGCTGCGTTTGGTACGCTGGCTTATGCGGCTTATGCTGGTAGATCAGAATTTGATAAATTAAAAGACACAATTACTTTGACAGGTAATTTTGCTGGTGTAACTACCGAAAAGTTTTATGCGCTATCTACTGAACTAAGCGGTAGAACAAATGCTTCTATTGGCTCAACAAAAGATGCTTTAAATGCTGTTCTTGCTTCAGGAAAGTTTACTGCCGCATCAATTAGTTCTGTTACCCAAGCAATTATTTCCTATTCACAAATTGCTGGCATAGATGCTAAAGCCGCTGCTGACAAGTTGATGAGTGGATTGGATGGAACGGCATCTGGTGCTAAAGCTTTAAATAAGGAAATGAACTTCCTTACTCTTGAGCAATACAAACAAATTGAAGCACTTGAAAAGGCTGGGAAATTACAAGAGGCTGCAAAGGTCGCTTCTATTGCTTTGAATACTCAGTTGGCGGCACAACGCAGAGAGCTTGGTTATCTTGATAAAGCTTGGGAAACTACAACCAATGCACTAAGTAAATTCTGGAACTTGCTAAAAGAAATTGGCAAACCAGAAACAACAGACCAAGTTATTGCTCAACTTGATAGACAAATTAAAGCGGTACAAGAAGCTGTTGGGAAAAGTACTGGTGATAGTCCATTTGAAAAAGAGCAAAGAAAGCAGCTTCAATTATTAAAAGATCAAAGAGAAGCAATTCTTGAAACTGAGCGTTTAAAAGCTCGTTCAGTAGCAGCTAGAGATGTTGGTGATGCCAAACAAAAAATTGAAGATAGGGCTTCTGCCGGCGGCATTGATAAAGAAAAGCAAATTATTGCTGCAACTGAAAAAGCCAAAGCAAGTATTAAATACACGCAAGCTCTTGCAAGTGCCAATGAAATAGGAAAAATAGAATTAGAAGCTACAAAACAACTTGAAGAAAAAAGGGCAGAATTTAAAGCAAAAAGTGATGTAGAAAAAAGAGCATTTGGCGGTTTGCTTGCAAGACAACTAGCTGCCGAAGAATTAGATATTGAAGTAAAGAAAAATGAAAAGATTAGGTTGGTTCGTCAAAAAGAAATGATGTATAGACATCAGTTTGAAATGGACCAGAAAAAAACATTTGATGATGAGATGACCGCAGAGTATCTTTTGCAAGAAAGTATCAAACAACAAATTCGAGATAAAACAAAATCTTTGGAAATGGATAAAGAAGATTTGATGCTTAAAAACCGAATGATTTATGCATCTGAGAAAGAAATTCAATTAGCTCAACTTTCATTAAAGTATCAAAGAGAAAAAGAAAAACCATTTGCAGATATTAATGCTCTTGAGCAACAAGAGAAAATTGAAAAATTTAATATTGAACTTCAAGATTCAATGAAAAAATCTCAGCAAGTATTTGATAGCGTATGGAGCAATATGTCTTCTGCTATTGATAACTTTGTCCGAACCGGCAAACTGTCTATGAAAGACTTTGCTCGTAGTGTTATTCAAGACTTGATTGCTATCGAAATGAAGGCAATGGCGTTATCATTTTTAAGAATGATGTTTGCTCCCACAATGGGTCCATCAATATATGGCGGTGGTCCATTGCCATCTAGCTTTAACCAATACTTGGCCCCTAGAGCTTCTGGTGGTCCTGTGTCTGGCAACACGCCTTACCTTGTTGGTGAAAAAGGTCCAGAGTTGTTTATGCCTTCTGGTTCTGGAACTATCATTCCAAATAGTCAAACAAGTCAAATGGGTAATGTTACAAACGTCACAAACAATTACATCAACGCAATTGACACTAAGTCATTTGAAGACAGACTGCTTGGAAGTTCTACGGCTATTTGGGCGGCAAATAAATACGGTGAGAAAAACCTTGCTACAAATTACGGGAGAACATAATGTCGCT